AATATTGAGAGAAAGAATTAGTCTTGCTGAACAAATCAGTCCTCACGTAGGTAAATATTATTCAGTTGAGTATGTTCGTAAAAACGTATTAAGACAATCTGACGAAGATATTATTGAAATAGATAGACAGATTGCTGATGAAATTAAAACTGGTATTATTGCTGCACCACAAGGTGAAAACATGGAAGCAGATAATGAAGATCCTGATGATGGCGTTCAAACAGATGATGACCTTCCAGGATAAATATAAATATAGGAGATGAAAATGATTGAAGATGAAAATATAAAGGACGAAAATACTGAGGCAGTAGAAACTGAAGCGCCAGAGACGCCAAAGGTTAATCATGTAAGTGATATGGTTAGTCAACTTGTTGATGGTGATAATGTTGCTGCTCAAGACTCTTTTAAAAATGCTCTAACAGATAAGATTGGTAGTGCGTTAGATGATAAAAGAAAAACCGTTGCGAATGATTGGTTAAATGCTGCTGTTTCTAATGAAGAAGAAACAGAAACAGAAACAGAAGAGCAAGAGGTAGAGCAAGAAGATGAACCTGTCGTATCACAAGCTCAGTAGAGAAGTAAATGAACGCAGGT